AGCTGATATCTCCATTGTGGAAGACTTCAATGATTATGATACCGACATTGATGCCGATATTGTGGATCAGGCAGAAGATACAATGACCATACTATCAAAGTACATAGATAACTTGACATTAAATGTGGAACGTGATAAACTCAAGAACTTAATGAAAGAATTATACGTTGAGGCATTGAATACAGAAACTACAGAATGATTATTTTTAGATATGTAAAATGGAAGAATTTTCTATCCACTGGTAACAGTTGGACAGAAGTAAAGTTGGACAACTCACACAACACACTTGTAGTTGGTGAAAATGGTTCAGGCAAGAGCACAATGTTAGATGCATTGTGTTTCGCTTTGTTTGGCAAACCATTTCGAAGCATCAACAAACCACAGCTTGTAAATTCAATTAATGGCAAAGATGGCATTGTTGAAGTTGGTTTTGACACAGCAAACAAATCGTATAAGATTGTTCGTGGAATCAAACCAAATGTATTTGAGATTTATCAAGACGGTGTTCTAATCAATCAAGAAGCCGCAATGCGTGACTACCAAGAATACTTGGAGAAGTTTATCATCAAGTTGAATTACAAATCATTTACACAGATTGTGATTCTTGGTTCGGCTTCATTCACACCTTTCATGCAGTTGTCTCCAGGTGATCGCAGGTCTATCATTGAAGACTTGTTAGACATTCAAATCTTTTCCACTATGAATAGTTTGGTAAAAGAACGTATGTCAGAAAACAAAGAACTGTCAGTTGCCAAAAAGAATGAAATCGAATTGGCAAAACAAAAACATGAAATGCAAAAGAAACACATTGATGAACAAAATCAAAACAATGATTTACGGGTGAGACAGTATGAGAATGAAATTCAAACTAACAACAACACCATACAAACCTTACATGGAGAAGTTGCTAACGCCAGTACATTGGTCGAAACGTTGTCATCATCGGTGGCAGAGAAATCTATTGTCGAGGATAAGGTCAAGAAGATTACAAAGCTTGAATCTCAAATTGAGAGCAATTTATCCAAACTACGTAAAGATATTAGTTTCTTCCAGCACAATGATGATTGTCCAACGTGTCGGCAAGCCATTGCCTCGGATTTCAAAGAAACGGAACTTCTCAATCTAGGTACAAAGGTTGGTGAATGTGAACATGGATTGACTCAATTAGAATCTAAGTTAACTGAAGAACAAACCAAGTTGAATTCTATATCTGAAGTACAGAAACAGATTCAGTCATTACAGATTCAGATTGCCACAAAGAGTACTTCTATTACCGAGATTAACAAGTATATTGTTAAAATACAAAAAGAGATTGCGGCATTGCAATCAAATAAAGATTCAACAGAGACACAACAAGTACAACTACAAGAACTCGCAAGTCATTTGACCAAGCTAGAAGAAGACTTAAAAACATTAATAGATACAAAGACATATTATGAAGCCGCTGCGGTGTTGTTGAAAGATACTGGCATTAAAACAAAGATTGTTCGCCAGTATCTGCCAATCATTAATAAACTGGTCAATAAGTATTTATCTTCCCTAGATTTCTTTGTGAACTTTAACCTTGACGAATCATTCAAGGAAACAATTAAGTCTCGGCATCGTGATGAGTTTTCTTATGCTTCATTCTCTGAAGGTGAGAAACAACGTATTGATATGGCCTTGTTACTGACATGGCGTGCTGTCGCCAAGTTAAAGAATTCGTCCAACACCAACCTGTTGATACTGGATGAGGTCTTTGATTCTTCACTAGATACAGAAGGTACTGAAAATCTGATGAAGATACTGCACATGTTGGAAGATGTTAATCTGTTTGTTATTTCACACAAAGGTGATATACTACAAGACAAGTTTCGAAATGTGATTAGGTTTGAGAAGGTAAAGAATTTTTCTAGAATAGTGAGGTAATTATGAAAGAGTTTTTAATTAAAGATGATGCGGCATTTAAATTGCGAGTTCAGGTTAAACCCTGTTTTGTACCAAAAGATTTGAACGCTGTGTATTTTGTACAAGAAGTTTTAGGTGAAGATGAGGAGATTGTTCATTCATCAACATATGAATTCTTTTTGACCAATGAAGAGATTGCAAAATTATGTGAAGGACTAAAGAATGAGTGAAGTCTTAACGTTTAATACCGAAAGTAATACAGTTGTCAAGGAGTCAGAAATTGTTCCTTTGACAATTTATTCGGATGCTTTCGGTATGTTGAAAGAGGTAATGCCTGAATATACAGACAAGTTACCTAACAACAACATGGAGAGATTCTCCAAACAAATGCACCTGACAAGAAAGATGTACAATGGTATTGGTCTTGCGGCCAATCAATGTGGTATTCGTGCCCGAGTGTTTGTAATCGGTACAGGCGATAGAGATGATTTTAAAATTACCTGTATCAATCCAAGAGTAGTTAAACAATCGGATAACATTGTGCGAGAAAGAGAAGGATGCTTGTCTTACCCTGCATTATCTGTTACAATTGGACGTCCAGACAATATTGATGTTGAATTTACTAATGAAAAAGGTGAACTTGTAAACATGAATTTGACTGGAGTAACTGCTCGTTGTTTCTTACATGAGTTGGATCATTTGAATGGTGTGTTGATGGCTGACAGAGTTGGTCCAACCACAATGATGATGGCCAGAGACAAACAAAAGAAACAACTAAAGAAATTTGAAAGAACTTATAAACGTGGCATACGCATTTGATCCTAAAGATGATATCGAAACACAATACCAGAAATGGTTAGATTCGGGTATTGTTTATAAAGATATTGATTTAGGTGTTCTAACAGAGAACGTTAAGAAAGATTTGACGTTTGTATCAGCTATGGATGTAAAAGAATACACCTTGTACCAGAAATGGTGTGAAGTGCATGAGAAATATCCAACTGAGGAAATGAACACGTTGTTTGGAACTGAGAGGCAGTTAATTGACCCTTCTCAGAGAACAATGATTGAAGAAGTAAAGGCCAATATTTGGACACCTGATTCACCTGATGCATACTTAGATTTGGAACCTGTTCTAGTCTACACTGATGACTCTGGTGAGAAGGTCTCCACAGGTATGGACGGCACTAATGTAACTCAGAAAATTAAACGTTCTGATTTACCTGAAAGATGGAACACAGCACGCACATTCATTTCAACAATGAAAAACAACTCTAACATCGGCCGTAATTTAAATTTCTTTGCACAGGATAAGAAGACAGGCAAGTACCTTGGTGTTGTCTGTATCTCATCCGACTTTCTAGATTTAACACCAAGAGATAATGTAATCGGTTGGGAACGTGAGAAGAAAACACAAGGCGGTATGATTAACTATACTGCCATTGGTTCTACGATTGTTCCGTTTCAACCACTAGGTTATAACTATGTTGGTGGTAAATTACTTGCCTTGCTTTGTTTATCTGATACAGTACAAGATTTGTGGAAGAAACAATATGGTGATACACTAGTTGGTGTTACTACAACATCACTCTATGGTAAAACCAAGGCGAACGGATTAAGTCAGTATGATAATCTTGACCATTGGTTGCCGATGGGTTTTACTTCAGGCTCAGTATCATTTGAACCAGAAAGAGACACAAGATATGAAATACGTGAATGGTTGAAAAAGAATCATACACGAAAATACTTTGAGTGGTACGTTGCAAAGAAACCTAGTGGTCAACCATACAAGCGTGACCATAAGAATCGTTCTTTGTCATTTACATATTCGAAGTTAGGTATTCCAAAAGAGTTGATTCGTTCAGAACATGCTCGTGGAATTTATTTCAGTCCATTGTATGATAACACATATGATTTTCTTTGCGGCAAATGTGACGGCAATGATTTGAAAAAGTCGTTCGAAACGTCTACAGAGAGCCTAAGTAATACATGGAAAGAAAAACATGCAAGAGGTCGGATTGGTTTTCTAAAGAAGAAAAACAAAGTCTCTACCGAAACATTGTTTTATGATGATTTAATTTATTTGACATGGCAGGAAACGAAAGATAAATATCTAAGTCAAGTAGGAAGATAAATGCGGTTTTCCGTGAAAAGTCCCTCCCAAGGGAAAAGTTGGTTAAACTCCATAAAACCGCTCCAATTAGAGGTGTTGTAGAAATACAACATCTCTTTTTTTATGCTTGCCATTTACCGTGGATACAGTATAATTAAACCTTTACAGACGAACATGGACAACGGTTCCATAAGTAATACTAAAGTACTCATTTTTAAAGGGCTTGCCAAATGCCCCTAATCTGTTATAATTAATGCATACATCGGGAAACAATATGCAATATTCAGTAGAATCCAAATCTCAATTAGCCAAGTTGCTGGCTTCAGAGAATCTTACAGTTGAACACAAAAAAGTTCAAACTGCTTCGTTCAATCTTAAAGACCGTGTTTTGACTTGTCCAATCTGGAAAGATATGACAGGCGAAATGTATGACCTTATGCTTGGCCATGAGGTTGGTCATGCATTAGAAACCCCTGAAGAAGGTTGGCATGATGCTGTCAGTACAGGCAAATCACAATTCAGTAAAAACTTCAAACACTTTTTGAATGTGATTGAAGATGCCCGTATCGAAAAGAAAATCAAACGTAAATTTCCAGGTATTAAACCTTCATTCATTAAAGCTTATGGTCAATTACTTGATCGTGATTTTTTCGGTATTAAGAATGAAGATTTGAATGCTTTGCCATTTATTGACCGAGTGAATTTATTTACTAAAGGTGGTTATAATCTTGGTATTAAATTTAATACTGAAGAAGAACCATTATTGCGTGAGGTAGAATCTTGCGAAACATGGGAAGATGTTGTTCGAGTTACTGGTGCAATCTTTGATTACTCTAAAAAAGAACAGCAAGATATTAATAAAATCCAACAAGATATTGAATTCGGTAATTATAGAGAATCAGATAATGGTGATTATGATTATAGTGATGATGAATATGAGTATGAAGAATCTGATGGAGAATCTGATGGTACCGAAAGTGTAAAAGGAAATGATGAAACAGATTCTGATGATGAAGATGATTATGTAAACGAAATTAATCGTAATAAAGAAACATCCAATTCTGATGGTTATTATGATAACTTTGAACCAACATGCGAAACTGATGAAACGTTCCGTGATAATGAAGCTCTGTTATTAGATGCAAAAAGCAAAGAATTTGTTTATGTTAATATCCCAAAATTCTACCCACAACATTCAATTACATCATACAAACGTGTACATGAATTAATGGAGAATCACTGGACAAAATATTATGAAAATACTATTCCTGAGCACAGAAGTTTTCAAGATTCATTATTGAAAGAATTTAAAAATCGTAATGACCGTTATGTGTCTTTACTTGCCAAAGAATTTGAAATGCGTAAAGCTGCCTCCAAGTTCTCTAAACAAAAGATATCGGAGACTGGTGATATTGATATCTCCCGCATTTACAAATATCAAGTTGATGATAATATCTTCCGTAAAATGATGCGTATACCAAAAGGCAAGTCACACGGATTGGTTTTGTTACTTGACCGTTCTGGTTCTATGGACGGCAATATGCAAAGTTCAATTGAACAGATTTTGATTCTAACCATGTTCTGCCGCAAAGTGAATATTCCTTTTGTTGTTTATGGTTTTGGCAATTGCACTTTCTCTAGAGGTATGGATGTAGGTAATGACGTTGTTCAGAAACCATCTTTCTCAAGAGGTGATAAAGATTTGAATTTGTCTGATGTTTATATGCGTGAGTATATGAATTCACGTATGGGTAATGCTGAGTTTAATCGTTGCCTTCGTAATATGATTTCATTAATGCATTCTTATATGCCACGTTTTTCACGTAAGATTGACAGACCATTATCAGAAACATTATCTAATACACCAATGGTTGAAGCTATGATTGCTTCTCGGTATATTACTAATGAATTCCGCAAAGTGAATA